GGCGCTGTTGTGATGGAGCCTGTAATTGTGGTCGGTGGGGCGCGTGTGTTTCATGGTGATTGCCGTGAGGTGTTGCGTGCGCTGCCCGATAATTCCATTGACTCGGTGGTGACGGATCCACCTTATGAGCTTGGCTTTATGGGGAAGAAGTGGGACTCCACGGGGATTGCTTACAATGTGAGCGTGTGGGTGGAGTGCGTTCGGGTGTTGAAACCTGGTGGGCACATTTTGGCGTTTGGTGGGTCGAGGACTTTTCACCGGATGGCTGTGGCTATTGAGGATGCAGGGTTCGAGATACGCGACAGTATTGCTTGGATTAGTAGCAAGAGATTCCCCAAGTCGCTGAACGTGCGCAAAGCGATTGACAAGGCTGGCGAAGATGGTTCGGCTTGGGAGGGCTGGGGGACTGGGCTCAAGAATGTTGTGGAGCCGATTGTTATGGGGCGAAAGCCTTTGGTGGGTACTGTGGCGGCGAATGTTCTTGAGTATGGTGTGGGCGGGTTGAACATTGACGTGAGCAGGGTAGGGACAGAGCTGGTCACTATTAACACGTTTGATAGTGGCGCGAAACCGTTTGGCGGCGCTGTGGGCGAGGCTTACACTTCGAGGCAGTCTGGTGGTCGTTGGCCTGCGAATGTGATTCTTGACGAGTACAGTGCGGGGCTACTCGACGAGCAGAGTGGGCTGGTAAAAGGTGGGACTTGGAACACGACTGCTGGCGCTCGACCTTTTGATAACAATGGAAAACCCACAGATTTTACTACCACGAAAGTAGATAACACGGTTAGCGGTGCTTCACGGTTCTTTTATTGTGCAACCGCGTCTAAGAGTGACCGCAACGAAGGACTAGAAACACCCTCAACCCATCCAACCGTGAAACCCACTACCCTGATGCGTTACCTAATCAAACTTGTTACACCTGCTGGGGGGACTGTCCTTGATCCGTTTACGGGGTCGGGGTCTACTGGTAAGGCTGCACTACTTGACGGCTACGACTTTGTGGGTGTTGAATTGACGGAAGAATACTTGCCGATTATTGAGGGCAGGTTGCGTTGGGCTAACGAGCAGGAGGGGGAAACGGATGAGCGGTTATTCTGACAATTTGTGGGTGTTGAAATGGGTATAGAACGGTGGTGTGATGGACGCGATTAAAAGCAACAAAGCGATTGACCGTGCCGAAAAAGTTGCCATGAAATTGCAGAAACATCGTCTTTCCAGCGAGGCTATTAAGGAGTCAAAGGGGTTTAAGAAACCAAGGTCGTTGCGCCGGACACCGATTGTAAAGAAACGCGCTAAAGTAAAACGGTATGAGTTCACTGAAGCGCAGCTTGCTATCGCCCGAAGGTCACTAAATGCCAGGGGTTCAGTGTGAACGTTGCGGGTTCGAGTGGAGGGTCTCATCTGTCCGCCGTAAAAGGATTCTGTGTTCGTCGTGTAGGGCACAGAAAGTGCAAACAATCCATTCTGGGGATGGGAAGTGTTTGCCGTGGAGTGGGCATTTTATGAAGGATGAGGTGACACCGGTGGATGATGATGGGAATGTTGTGTTGCCGGGTGTCAGGAGTTGCGGTCATACTGATTGTGTGGCTCCGTATCATGTGATTGGTTATCAGAAAGGGAAGCAATGATTAAGAATGAAGCTGTTGTGAAGGTCACGGGTTGGTTGAATGACGTAAAGGATTTTGACTGGGGTCGTGGGTTGAAAGTGTCTGTGGATGTTCGGAAGAAGAATCATCAGGGTGACTGGGAGACGGTTGACAAAACGATGTATGACGTCACGACTGATGATCGCTCGCAGAACTTTGAGGGTGTGAAGCAAGTTATCGTAGAGGGCCGGATTTCTGGCACAAACGTGTATGACAAGCGTGACGGCTCTAGGGGCTTCTCAATTAAGGTGCGTGGAATTTCCATCACACCCGCCGTCGATGACAAGGTGAATGAGGCTGCGGTTAACAGTGTGTGGCCTACCGTGACACCAGGGCAGGCTACGACTGAGCAGGTTCCGTTCTAATGGAAAACTTTGGTCGTTTGCTCGCCTTTGGTATGGGGCTGAACATGATGCTCCTCGCCTACCAGTTGCCCACTAACGTGACTACAGTGTTGGGTTACGTGTTTGGGTCGTTGTTGTGTTTGGCGGTTCTAATGAGCTTTGTGAAGGTAAAACGGTACCCTGGGAAGCGTGGAGATTAGTTTCGATGTGATCGGGAGGCCCGCACCGCAGGGGTCTAAGAAAAGCATTGGCAATAATCGTTTTGTTGAGACGTCAAAGTTTCTTCCTGCGTGGCGTAAGGCCGTGAAAATTGCGGCTGAGGCTGCGGTGATGGAGAACATGTGGGTAACGGTTGTCGGGCCGGTTGAGTTGGAAGTAATGTTCTACCTGGACCGGCCTTCTTCCGTGTCTAGGACGAAACGACCACACCCGATTGTCCCACCAGATTTGGACAAACTGATTAGGGCTGTGCAGGACTCGCTCACCGGGGTTGTGTATGACGATGATTCGCAGGTGATTCGCGTGCTGGCGTGGAAGGTCTACGCGGACACCCGTGAACCGGGCTGTTTTGTGCGTGTGAACGAATTATCACAATATGATAACGAGGCGTTTCATTCTCTCGATTTCTTGGACCTCCCCGCATAGGCTAATACCACCTACTAGAAAGGGATTCAATGTCCAATGCACAGGCAATACTTCAGAAGCAGTCTACGAAGATGGGTGACGGGTGTTTCGAACCGTACGTTATGGCTGCGAAACTTTTGCAGGATGACAACCTTATTTGGGATAAAGATTTTGATACGATCCGTAACGCGCTTGCACTTGCTTTGAGGGAGTGTGCTGTGACGAAGAACTTGAATCCTTGGTTTCTGGAGGTGGCGTACAAACTGATTGCTACTACTCGGGCGAATGCTTGAGGGGCTAAATCCACCTCCCCGCGTTGGTGCGTGTGCGGTGAGGACAGTCTTGGACTTGTTGGATGAGTCTGACTGCACTATTTTGGTGAACGCTATTAGCGCACCAATTAATGTGTGGGGGCATGTTGCGTTGTCTCAGGCTTTGAGACAGCGTGGGGTTGTGTTGTTGGAAAACGCTATTCGAAAGCATCGCGCAAGACGATGTTCCTGCGAACGGGTTAGGGTGGACTAATGCTTGACAACTTGGAACCAGCACCAGCGGTGAAAACTGCTAAGACCTTGAAACCATCGTTAGAGTTTGATGGGGTGGAAGGGGAAGCGGTAACACCAGGTTATGTGGAGAAGCCCCAAAACTTTGATGAGTTTCTCCGGGATGCGGGTATGGACCCGTCAGACATTGACGTGATCCCACCTGTGCGCACCTCAAGGTGGCAGCGTTGGGATGGGGAGTGGTTGACCTCGTACCGTTTCACGTTCCGTAAAAAGTCCGGCAACATCGACCTCCCACTAATCATGCTGGAGGCCCGTAAAAGGTTAGGTAAGCCTAAGTTGCCTAAGACTGAGGAGCGTTGCCTTGTTGTGTTGTGGTCTGACTTGCAGGTTGGGAAGGTGGACTATCGGGGTGGGACCGACCAGCTGTTGGAACGCGTGGCGCTCATGCAGGCGAAACTGATGGAGCAGGTGAGACGAGAGAAGCCGGAGCAGGTTATCTTCGCCGACCTTGGGGACACGGTGGAGAACTTTTACAACACAGCTTCCGCGCAACAGCATTACAGTAACGATTTGTCCATCATGGAGCAGGTTGATGTTGCTACGACCCTGGCTTGGCAGACAATCCGTTTGTTGGCTCAGACCGTTCCAACGGTGACGTATGCCAGTGTTGGTTCGAACCACTGCCAGTTTCGCGCAGCTAACGGTAAAGCGATTGGTAAGCCGACGGATGACTGGGGTGTGTTTATTGGCAGACAGCTTGCCAGGTTAGCTAAGGAGACCGGGGCTGACAACATAAAATTCCTGGAACCTCAAACTCACGATGAGTCGCTTGCTATCGACGTGTTCGGTGACGGGTATCACGTCTTAGGGATCGTGCACGGGCATCAGGCGGCCAGACCGGAAGCTGTCGGGGATTGGTGGAGGAAGCAGGCGTTTGGCCGGCAGCCGGTCGCTGACGCC